AATTACAAAAACAAAATCATACCAGCTCTACACTCCAGATGTACGGTAGTTGATTTTAAAATTGTAAATGGTCAAAGAGTTAAAACTGCTACTGCCTTTCTTAAAAGACTAGAGGGTGTGCTTGAAGATGAGAATATAGAGTTTGATAAGAAGGTACTAGCAGAGTTAATTCAAAAGTATTATCCTGACTTTAGAAGAACAATAAACGAACTACAAAGATATTCCGTAAGGGGTAAAATTGATAGTGGTATATTATTCAATCTAGGTGAGGCGAATACTAAAGAACTTGTAAAACTTCTTAAAGAGAAGCGTTTTAATGACATGAGAAAATGGGTAGTACAAAACCTAGATAAAGAGGCTTCAGCGTTGTTTAAGACGCTCTATGAAACGCTATATACCTCTTTAGATGCGAAGTCGGTACCTCAAGCGATATTGATTATTGCTGGGTATCAATACAAGTCTGCGTTTGTCGCTGACCAAGAGATCAACATGGTCGCTTGTTTAACAGAGATAATGGCAGGTTGTAAATTTAAATAAACTAAATAGAACAAACGAAGAACATTATGCCAGGTAAGTGGGACGGTAGAAGTAGATTATCAAATGACAAATACAGGGAAAGTTGGAATAGAAAATTCAAAACCAATCCTGTTGCCAAAGAAGTAAGAACTCCGAAGTTTAAACCTAGCGTAGTGAAAGCTAAAAAGGGTAAAGGGAGTTATAAGAGAAATGGCAAAAAGAACATTATTCAGAACATTGATAGTGAAAGCTAGAATGTTTTGGGCTGACATTAGAGGACACCATGGTAAAGTTTGGGATTATGAACCAGGTGATTATTATATGGGTTCTCATAAAGGTCACAAAAAACACTTAAAAAGATAGTGATACATATTAAAAATTTTTTGTCAAAAATTGAGTGTGAAAAATTAATTGAATTACACAAAATTAATTATGATAAAGCAGTTGATTATAGAGGTACAAAAGTTTTAGTTATTGATAATAAGGATATACATTTAAAAAAATGTTTTGATTATTTAAAAGACTTAAAAAAAGTAAATTTAAATTATGGACAAATTGTACAATGGCCTAATGGTACTTTTCAACCAACTCATAAAGATGGAAATGAAAAACCAGAGAACGAGGCAGTATGTATTTGTTATCTAAATGATGACTATGTGGGTGGTAGAACTAAAATAAATGATGAATATATTGAATCTAATACAGGCGATCTCATATTTTTTGATAGTAAAAAGATACCTCATAGTGTTGAAAAAGTTGGAGGAAAAAGATATACTTTAATATCTTGGTATAATTATGTTTTATGTTGAAGATGATAATTTTTTAAGTGATAAACAAAAATCATATTTAGAAGAATCTTTAAATAGTGAGAAGATGTCATTTAAGTTAGGCACTTCTACTGTAAACCCTGACGACCAAGGTTATCACTTCATAAATCATATACTATTGTCTAAAGATAGACCAAGAAAATATCATACAAATAACCAAGAAGAAATAGATTACTTTGTAGATATACTAAAATCTTTTTGTATTAAAAACAATGTACCTTTACATAGTGTTTTTAGAATAGGTGTGAATGTCACATTTAATAATGGTTTTATTTCTAAATGCCCTAGTCATATAGACCACGACTATGACCACAAACAAGTAATATTATATCTAAATGAAGCACCAGGTGATACAGTAATTTGTGATGATAATAAGAAGCCAGTAATAGTATCATCACCTAAAAAATATAAAGCAATTTGTTTTGATAAACAATACCATTATCACTACTTCCCAAATTATGGTATTAGAATTGTTGCAGTATTTACATTTAATTAAGGAATATTATGTACGAATTGAGAGATTATTTAAACGCAATTAATTTTACAAAAGAGAATTTATTAGATACCACAGATGAAACTTGGGTTAAAAAATATCCACCTTTTGTAATAAACAAGTGTCTTTCTGTACACTACGACTGTATTGCTCAAGCCAATGAAATGAATGGCTATCACTTCCTAGACAAAAAAATACAATTCCATTTTTACATAAATAGTATTAGAAAAAAGAAGCGATTTGGTGGCAAGTGGTTATCACAAGCCAAGTTGAAGAATTTAGAGTATGTAAAAGAGTATTATGGATACAGCAATGAGAAGGCAAAAGATGCTCTCAATATACTTACTGAGGAACAAGTTGAACTAATTAAGAATACCTTATCTAAAGGTGGGAGAACAAGATGAGCGAAGAAGCGATTAATTGGTCCGCTGACAGTATGTTAGAGGTCACAATAAAGCAACCAGATGACTTTTTAAAGATCAGAGAGACTTTAACTAGAATAGGTGTTGCAAGTAGAAAAGATAAAACATTATTTCAAAGTTGTCACATATTACACAAACAAGGTAAATATTTCATAACACATTTTAAAGAACTATTTGCGTTAGATGGTAAGAAAGCAACTTTAACACAAAACGATATTCAAAGACGAAACACAATCTCTATCTTATTACAAGATTGGAATTTAATTGATATAGTGGATAAAGCAAAGTCGGAAGACAAAGCACCATTATCACAAATCAAAGTATTACCTTTTAAAGAAAAAAAAGAGTGGAACTTATCGGCAAAATATAATATAGGGAAAAAAGTGGAAGCCAAGGATAATACTGATAATGCAAGTACCGAAGTTTAAAGAGTTTATTACAGAAACAGATATAGGTCGTAAAGATAAACCTATGACAGTTGCTATTGTAACTGTGGCAGATTCAAAAGACCCAAAAGAAAACACTACTGCTGATCTTATAACAAAAGCTTGTAAGAAAAAAGGTATAAAGTGTATAATCGTAAATACCAAATCAACAATTATCACAGCTAAAGATGAAGACAAAGGTACACTTACTGTCTATAATTATGATGGTAAAAATGCTGAACATACATTTGTAGGTAGAGATACTGTTTGTATAGTTAGAGGTGGCGCATTAGAAGATGAAGCAGGCCTTTCTTTAATATCATCATTTCAAAACTCACAAGCATTTATGATAAACACAAGAGCAGCGATGTTGACTTGTGATAATAAACTAACAACTGCTTTGTTATTTGAGAAGTTTGGTATACCAACTCCAAAAACAGCATTTGTATCTAATGAAAATAATATTAAAACTGCTTTAGATATGGTAGGTGGAAAATTCCCTATCATACTAAAAACACTAACAGGAACACAAGGCGTAGGCGTTATCAAAATAGAAAGTTACGAAGGTCTTGTGGCCACTGTTCAAGCGATGTGGAAACTAGAAGCAGAATTACTAATACAAGAATACATGCCTAGTGATTTTGATGTAAGAACTTTTGTGGTAGATAACAAAATATTTGCTAGTACAAAAAGAGTACATAGTACATATGACTTTAGATCAAATACACATAGAGGTGCTGAGGCAGAACCATATATTTTAAGTGATGAAGAAAAAGAATTAGTATTAAAAGCGGCTAGATTATCCAGAGCTTATATGGTAGGTGTTGACCATATCATACATAAAAACAAACCATACTTGTTAGAGATTAATGGTAGTCCTGGATCAGGAGCTGATTACGAAGGTTATCAACATAGAGATTATTACGCTGACGCTGAACCAGCTGGTAGAATAGATGGTGAGAAAATGATGTCAAATGTAATAGATCATATACAAGATAGAGCTCATTGGGATAGACAATCACTTATAGAATGTGGTTGGTTAGAAACTGTTGAGTTAGATGAAGTAGGTAAAGTAAGAGTTAAGTTTGATACTGGTAATGGCTCAAAGGCTTGTGCTTTACACGCAGATAAAATTTTAGAAGATGGTAAGATTGTTAAATGGAAGTATGATGGTAAAACTTATAGTAAACCTAGACACGGAAAAAGTGAAGTGTTTAGATCAAACGCTACAAACGAACCATCAGAGATTAGACCAACTATATTAATGGACTTAACATTTAATGGTTTTACATATAAAGATGTGGAGATTGGTTTAGACCAAAGACCTAGATCAGGCTCTGACTTACTTGTAAATAGAGATTTAATGCGATTGATGAATATTAGTATCAACCCTAATAGAACATTTGTATTGAGTAAAAGACTAAAACCTGTTGAAAAAGACGGTAAAGAAGATAAGGTTGGCTTTGAGAAAGATTAACATTGACAGATACGTCAAGTTATGATATAATAGAACACATATATAGGAGTTATTATGGATAAAGTGAAGATAATGAGATTGACTACTGGCGAAGATGTAATCGCTAAAGTAGGTGAGAATGACCAAGGTGTGAGTTTAAATAAACCTTTTGTTATAATCCCACAACAATCAGCGCCAGGACAACCAATACAATTGATGATGTCATTGTATAATGCGTTTGGTAAGAGTGAAACAATTACTTTAGCAAAAGATAAAATTGTTTTTATGACTGACCCAAAAGATGATATATTAAAATCGTATGAACAAAATACGAGTAGAATTATAACATCTAAACCTGGATTAATTACAGAAAATTCAGTACCAAAACTTTAATGATAACAGTTTACTTTATACGAGGAGAGGAAAAGATTCCTGTCCAAGTTGACGAAGGTATGACTTTAATGGAGGCGGCAAGAGATTATGCCAATCAATCCATAGAAGAAATACCAGCAGACTGTTCTGGTTGTTGTGCGTGTGCAACGTGTCATGTTATTATAGATAGAAACTGGACACACATTGTAGGACAACCACCTTTAAACTCACCAGAGACAGAATTGGTTGAGTATGAAAAAGGTTATGATCGTATGCAAAGTAGATTAGCTTGTCAAATACAATTAGAAAAGAAACACGATGGTTTGGTTGCACACTTGCTGGACAATCATAAATTATAGGGGCATTAGCTCAGTTGGGAGAGCGCCTGATTTGCATTCAGGAGGTCAACAGTTCGACTCTGTTATGCTCCACCAAAAATTAGATTATGAATTTTTATAAAAACGTTATTGAACATAGAGGTAAGTTACTTGTTCGTGGTATCCACGAGGGTAAAGAATACAAAAACAAAATAGACTTTAGTCCTACTTTGTATGCTATCTCACAAGAAGATTCTAAATTTAAAACACTAAAAGGTCAAACACTAAAACCAATACAATTTCCTAGTATATCAAAAGCAAGAGAATTTAAAAGAAGTTATAATACAGATAACTCACCATTGTATGGTATGGATAGATACCAATATCAATATATCGCAAACGAATATCCTGAAGATATACAATTTGACAAAGACGCAATAAAGATATTTACAGTTGATAT